TAGGCAGGTCCGTATAGTATAATTAAACTATAAAAAACCAGCATAAAAGGAGTGATTGAGATGGCAATTTGGATTAGCAGGTATAGCAATAAGGAGTTACAGAACGGTAAGTATTACCCGGTAGGAATAAGCATCGGAACACCGAAGTTTCCGCTGGGGTACACGCTGAGAAAGCAGTGCTACTCGTTGGCACCGAAAGGCTATATGCTGAATATGGAGCTTGACAGATTCAAGCCTGCATATTACGAGAAGTTGGAAGGTATCGGCACAGACAGAATCATCGATATGGTCGAGAAGATGAATGCGGAGGCAATGGCAGAAGGGAAAGAACTTGTGCTTCTCTGCTACGAAGATGTGAGAGTTCCAGGAGACTGGTGTCACAGAACCGTATTCGCTGAATGGTGGGCGGAACAGACCGGAGAACTGATTGAGGAGTTATACGATCCGTCAGAGCCGAAGGTCAAGAAGCCTGCAGCTAAGAAAGAAAGCAAGGAACCTGTCAAGAAGGTAGTCGAAACCAGGAAGGAAGAACCTGGTTACGAGCAGCTGAGTTTGTTTGGTTTGGCAGGGATTTAATCATAACATCCGGAACTGGTGTAAGTAGCACGTGGCTATTCCATAGTTAAGGTCCTGTTCGTCGCAGGGTTCCGGTCCAAAAACAACGGCATCGCATCCGAAAGGGTACAGTGCCTTATTTGTTATCACGGAACGTACCTCAGTGTCCTTCGGGTCTGAGGTCTTTTTTGTGCAATATGCTGAGGCAGGTATCAAAAATCCCCGGGTCAGTACCAGGGAACCGCCTCGGCTTTTTGTATATATTGAACAATTTTTAGGGAAGGAGACAAGGATATGGCATTTTTTATGGATCCGGGAGCAATGTTCCTGGGGTGCTTAGGTCCGTCGGAGCAGAAGTTTCTTGTTACTCTGATAGAGACTGCAGCAAAGTCCGGATATACAAGGTTCGTTGAGCCGTGTGCCGGTACCTTTGCAATGGCGAACCTGGCAGTACAGAATGGGTTTAAGCCGGAGCAGATCGAGACCAGCGACGTCAATATGATGTCAACAGTCCTCGGATATGCGATTACCGGCCAGTCATTAGAGCCACTGGAAATCCATGCACAAGGCTTTAGTGACGAAGAGCTTCTTGACCCGGCAACAGCATTGTATGCGCAGTTGTACCTCAGAACCTCGAAAAATGCGGGCAATGACTATTTCTATCAGATACTCACAGACCTACGCCTCAGACGAGAGGAACACATCGAGAGTATCAATCGGCAGATAGAGGTAATCAAGAACCTGCTCGGTGGCATGAGCTACAGACCATTGGATATGTGGGAGCATCTGAAAGAGGTGCTGGACGATCCGCACGCTTTGGTTATTGCAAACCCACCGACCTACTTCTCCGGATATGAGAAGTTCTACGACACACAGGGCAAGATGACCTGGAAGGAACCGCCGTATGAACTGTTTGACCCGGAGACAGGACACCAGCAGTTCTACGACCTCTGCATGGATGCGAAGGCGTTGGTTATCTGCTACCAGGAGAAGAGAGTAGGCGAAGCCGTAGGATATACGATATACGCCCGCTCCGGCACGAGAGCAGATTTGAATGCTTACATCACTACGAACCGGGAGGAAGAGGCAACCGCCCTGGCAAACGGCAAGAAGATAAAGCGCCCGGCAGAGAGTAAGTTACAGCCGTTAGACTGCAGTATGCTTCCGAGAGATTATGTGATCCGGGAAGATAGTAAGGTACAGGTTATCCCGATTAAGTCAGCAGAGGCTCAGTATTACAGAGAGTTATGGACTCACAATTTTGTTGGTTCATCGGCGACGTTCAACAGGGCATTGCTGATTGATGGCTATGTGGCTGGGGTATTCGGCATCTCGAAGATGGCGGCAGACAGCGTATTCGTTTGGTACGTGATGAAGGTGCCACACAAGACATACCGCCTCGGCAGGCTGTGTTATATGCTGGCGCAGAATAGAGATTTTGTAGATACACTCCTGGACAATATCGAACAGGAGAAGGTCACAAAGATGCGCACCGCAATGCTTACCAGGTACCCGGAGAACAAAGAGGTACGAGGCATCATGAAACTGGTAAACAGGGTTGAGGACAAGAAGAACGGCTACAAGCTCACGTATGAGGCTGAACTAGTAGAGGGAAGAACCGAACAGCAGACGCTTCAAGAATGGCTAAGGAGGGAAAACGAATGGCAGAAGAACAGAGCAAAGGCATCCAGCAAATCGAAGGATGCGAAGTAATCTATGATATGGGTTCCGGTTTGGTGATCGCCAAGGTTCCGCTGGATAAGGTTAAGGAGCAGGACATCAACGCCAGGATAATGAAAAACGAGATGCAGGATCAGTTGACCGCTAATATCAAGAAGCGAGGACAGCTGGAAAGCCTGCCTCTTTTTGTTTTGGTGGATGGCAAGTTGGAAATCATCAGCGGCCACCACAGAGTAAAGAGCGCACGTGCTGCAGAGATGAAGGAAATCATCGCTATTGTCGATGTGTCCGGTCTCTCACGAAGCAAGATTGCGGCAAAGCAGCTGGCACACAATGCAATTTCCGGTTTCGACGACGACAGTACGTTGAGAGAAATCGTGAAGATGATAGACGATGTGGACGATATGATTGAGTCATTCGTCGGCAAGGAGATCATGGAAGAACCGCTGGAACAGTACGACAAGATGCTGAGTCCTGCGGTTCAGTTTGATTTTAAGAATGTGACGTTTACATTCCTTCCGCACCAGGTAAAGGATATGGACGCACTGGTTAAAGACCTGGAATCAAAGGCTCCGGACATTGTGGGCGTGGCATCCTACGAGCAGTGCAAGGGATTTGTGGAGACACTTAGCAAGTATCAGAAGTTTACGGACATCCGAAACGTCGGTGCGGCTATCCACTCCATGATCGAGAACGCCGCTCAGAAGATGGACGACTGCGGTTTCACAGAGGAAGGAGAATGGACCTACCTCGCTAAACTGTTTGGCAGTAATGCGGTACCGGGTGAGTCCGCTTCCGTTATTCAGCAGGCAATCAAGAAAGCTGAGAAGGAAGGGACAATCACGAGTAAGAACAGGTGGCAACTGATCGAGTACCTATGTGCTGACTACCTCAGTGGCAGGTAGTTAATGTATGGCAGCTAAGCCAAAATACAATGCCCCTTACCACGATAGCTGGGCGTGGTCTTTGGCTGCAATGGGTGCCACCAATGAAGAGATCGCCCTTGCCATGGGAGTCTCCGAACGAACCATTATGCGATGGGCCAAGGAACACGAATCCCGGACTATGTGAGAATCGCAGAAGTAAGAGCAGCAAAGGAGGCAGAAGAACATGAGAATTGAGAAAGAAGGATTTGTGTTACACCTGGAAGGAACATGGTGCGAAATCTCAAATAAGTACGCTGTTTTGGAAAGCGGAGATGTAGCAGTAAATGAAGAGGACATTCCTGCAGGGTTTGCAGAAAAGAAACTGGATCGCTATATCGAAACGCACAAGATCAGAGGATATGGAAGGGTTGACGGATGCGTAAAGAGAGTTGCGTGCGACGAAAGAACGAAGGAGTACATTCAGTTGCAGGCAGTAAAGCTGGACGATGATACATACATGGTGCAGGAGTTTGATAATGAGCTGGTATTTATGGGCGAGTTATGGAGCGGATGCAAATATCCGGATGAAGTGCTTGACTGGATGAAGAGCAACTATGAGATTGAGAGCTGTCTGACCGCAGAGGTGTATCGTAGCAGTTTAGGAGATTGCACGAATAACGGCATATCTTCTTACGCAAGAGAATTGTATATCCTGGACGCACAGAAAGGTCCTTTTGAGCCGGACGACATCAGACAGTGCGTGTATATCGAAAAGCGCGAGATTATGGGACAGGAGTATGTTGACTGCAAGCCTGCATACTGCAGGAAGCGCTGGTATATGGCGGGCGGCAATATTCTTTACACATCGGACAGCAGATTCAAACAGATTACCGGGATCAGCTACCCGATAGCGATTCACGACAGATACGAAGGGAGGTAGGAGATATGGTAATTGTCGGGTATTATGCACATGGCAATAAGCACTATGTAGCTTTCAAGGACGAGACAGATGCGAAGGACAGATTTATGATTACGGACGGATTTCACGACAGACCGGTTACGGAAAGAAACCAGGGAAAGTATGAAGGGTACGTGAAAATCGACAAAGCAGAGTGCAATATCAAGAAGATTATCGGCCGTATTCGAGGCACAAGACCATGGCATCCGCTTCTGAGTTTGCTGCAGAAGGAAGCAGGGTAAATTTTTTTACCATAAAAGCTCGCAAATGTGAGCGTTGGAAAATATAAAATTCGCAATATGCGGTATTGGCTAAGAGATTAAGGAGGACAGGCAATGGAAGTTAAAGGAATCGTAACTATTGGATTGGAGCATATCCACCCACACCCGGACAATCCGAGAAAAGATCTCGGAGATTTGACAGAGCTGTCAGAGTCCATTAAGAAGAATGGAATTATGCAGAATTTGACGGTAATTCCGAAAGAAGGAGAACCGGGAGAATACATCACAATCATCGGTCACAGACGAAGTGCGGCGGCTAAGCTGGCAGGCGTTACAGAGGCGCCCTGCAGGGTTGTAGAAGGCATGACAGACAAAGAGCAGATGTCAACGATGCTGGAAGAAAATATGCAGCGTAATGATCTGACGATTTGGGAACAGGCCCAGGGATTTCAGATGATGCTTGACTTGGGAGAAACAGAGGACACAATCGCTGAAAAGACCGGCTTTAGCAAGAAAACAATTAGACACCGCTTGAATATCGCAAAGCTGGATTCCAAGACGCTGATGGAGAAAGAGAGACAGGACGGCTACCAGCTGTCGCTTACGGATTTGTACGAGCTGGAAAAGATCAAGGACGTAAAGACCAGGGACAAGATTTTGAAGGATTCCACAGATTCGAGAGATTTGGCAAGAAGAGCAATCAACGCTCAGAAGGAGCAGAAACGCCAGGAAAACATGAAGTTGTACGTGGCAATGATGAAGAAACTGGGATTAAAGAAAGCTCCGAAGGAAGCGGACAGTGAGCTTTACACGGACAAGTGGGAACGCATGAAGGACTACAGCCTCGACAAGGAGCCGCCTAAGACAATGAAGTTCGAGGACAATGGCGAGCCGATGTTCTACCTGGAAAGATATGGAACATTGTACGTGATCCGTAAGAAAAAGAAGGAAAAGAAGGTGCTTACGCCGGAAGAGGAAGCCAAAAAGCAGAATATGCGTAACAAGAAGCAGATCAAGGCAATTCTGAAAGAGGCTGCCAATACGAGAAAGGCGTTCATCGAAGGTATTTTATCCGGAAGAATAAAAAAAGTCACAGACGAAAAGCAGGTTGAAGCGGACCTTTTCGAGCAGATGATGGATTGGGAGACATTCACAGGTCATAACAAGCTGATTGAGTTCTTTGTTGGGTGCGAGGTTTATAATGCGCCGGAAGAAGAAAAAGAAGCAGCACGTAAGAAAATGCAGGGACTCAGCGTACTGCAGAAACTTCTCTGCCTGGTATCCGCAATGGTCGCTGACGCAGATTTGGTTGAGTGGAATTACACATACAACACGGTCAAAGGCGAGAAGGTGAAGGCGTTCTACGGAATACTGGAACAGTACGGTTTCCAGTTTCCTAACGACGAAGAGAAGGGCGTGGTCGAAGGAACCAGCGATTTATATGTAAAGAAAGAAGGTGCAAAGTAGCATGAAGAGAGGACAGATTTACTACGTCAGAAGCAATTACAGAGAAGAGGGAAGTGAGCAGCGGGGGGGGCGCCCAGCGGTTATAGTGTCAAACGATAAGAACAATGCGAACAGCAACACGGTCGAAGTGGTATATATGACGACCAAACCAAAGACCGACCTTCCAACTCATGTATATATTGAGTCAGCGCTTAGACCATCAACACTCTTGTGTGAGCAGATTTCCACGGTTTCAGAGGAAAGAATTGGAGAGTGGATTGGAGAGCTGACAGAAAGCGAAGTGCAGGATTTGGATATTGCCCTGGCGGTTTCGTTAGGAATGAAGTGTGGGCCAGGGCAGTTAGATACGGACACATTAGAACATTTGAATAATCTGCAGGCGGAACTCGACAGAACCAAAGCCGAGCTGAGGGAAGCAAAGAGTGGTCCGGACTATAAGCTGTTATACGACCAGCTGATTGAGAAAATGCTCAGCAGATAGAAAGGAGACACGAGATGTACCTACTGGAAGAAGATTTGAAATTTCCAAAGGACAGTTTCAAAAGCATGAAGTACCAGCCGTATGAGATGAAGCCGTCATTCTCTATGGTAAGAGTATATCAGTGGTGGAATTATTGGTACGGAGAGGTTTACATATCATTCAGCGGCGGACTGGATAGTACAGTCTTGGCGTACATAGTGTGCCAGGCGTACAGAAAGTATAAATTGACCGGTAAAATTCCCTTGGTGTTTGCGGACACCGGGACGGAATTTCCGGAAATCAGAGAGTTTGTTAAGACATATACGAAATGGCTCAAAGAGCAATTCCCGGAACTCGATATTGAGTTGGTAGTGATCCGGCCGAAGCATAGTTTTAAGTGGGTGTGTGAAAACAAAGGATTTCCGATTACAAGCAAAGATACAGCAGGAAAGATTAGGAAACTGAGACATGGAAAACTCAGCGAGAAATACAGAAACTACTTGCTCAACGGAGATAAGAGAGGAAAATTCGGAATGCTGGCGAAGAAGTGGCAGTATTTGACGGACACGGAACGGATGCCTGCAGACATTTCGGAGTATTGCTGCGAGGCACTAAAAAAAGAACCGTTCAAGAGGTATGTCAAGGAGACAGGCAGACAACCATTTATCGGTATAACGCAGGACGAGAGTTTCAGAAGAGAGAACCAGTACAACCACACGGGATGCAATGTGTACGACGGTCACACAATAAAGAGCCAACCTATGGGATTTTGGCCGAAGAATGAGGTTATCCAGTATGCGGTAGAGCAGCGCATTCCGATCTGCAGCGTGTATGGAACGCCATACCAGGACAAGAAAGGCAACTGGTACTTTACAGGAGAACAGAGAACCGGATGTTGTGTGTGTGGCTTCGGGTGCCACCTAGAGCCTGTGCCGAATAGATTGCAGCGGTTGAGAACATCTGATAACGATAAGCACAGGAGAATGTGTGAGGGCTGCCTGCAGATAAAAAATCACGGTATGACATATGAGCAGGCGTTGAATTACGCAGGAATACCAACGGAGGAGGTGCAGGAAGATGAATAGCAGACCGGAAATCACGGCGATGTTGTCACTCTCAATCCAGCGGCACATCTGCCCGAACAATGATCCGAGAATTTACTGGGCCAGGGAAGTGACCTTCGACTACGCCACCACGAATGCGGTGCGGGTGGATTTTATGAAATTCAAGCCGGTAAACAATACAGTGTCCGGCATAGAGAAGGGAGACTTCTACTGCTACGAGGTTAAGTCCTCGGTAGAGGATTTTCACTCGAAGAACGGTCACAACTTCCTGGGAGACTACAATTACTATGTAATGCCGGAGGAAGTGTACGAGCAGATCAAGAAAGAAATTCCATACCAGGTAGGCGTGTATGTCCCGGATGGAATGAACTACCGGGGTGAGTGGTACGACCTCAAAGCAATCAAGAAGGCAAAGAGGAAAGATAGAAGCAGGCCGGTATCAGAAATGCTGTTGATGATGTTTCGGTCTGCAGCACGAGATAGAAAGAAGGTGTTGAGCGATGGATATTAAAAACAAAAACGAATTAAAGAGACGGATAGATCTGTTTTTGCATGACTTCACGCCGGAAGAATATAAAATCAACGAAGAGTTTTGCAAGGAAACCATGAGAATGATGGCTGATTTTATCGGCCACGTAGATAACAGACTGGATTCGGCAAATGCCAAAGTTATTGCCGGAAGGAAGAGAGAAAACGAACTGGCAGAATACATCCTCAAAGAGTGCCATTTCTGCCCGATCCCGGTTGAGGTTAAATGCCGGTACGGTTTCAGAGAGAACGGATGTAAGAAGTGTTTATTGAAACATACGAATTTGCTGGATAAACCAAGGGAGGACTGACGCATGGTGGTGAATGCAAAATGTAATCTCTGTAAAGAACCTACGAAATACGTGGCAGGGTTCTTCGATGGACCAAGGGGCAGGCACGGATGCCTGTTTGATTGCAAAAATGAGCAGTGCGAGGTTTATCAAGTGAAGAGATTTACAGAGTCAGAGGCAGTCAAGGAAAGAATAAAGATTCAGAACTTGAACAGTCAGAAGGGAATGTATGCAGGCTATATTGCAGCACTGAGGAAAGATGCCAAAATAACAATGATGAAAATGTCGCAGATTGCTGGATGCAGTCCTGCAGAGTACAGTTCCTACGAACACGAGAAGAAAGAGTTCGATCCGGAAATATACCGGAAATGTGAAAAATATCTGAAAGAGAAGGAAGGTGGAGAGCGATGCTGACGCTGCCAATAAAAAAGAAGTGGTTTAATATG